TTTTCAAAAAACAAAGAAGCAGTATCAATAAAAGTAATACCTTTATTTTTACCTGCTACTTGTCCGAATACCCATTGGGCTTTGGTATCGTCGGTTTTAAAATCATGTACAGTCCAATAATCGGAATCAAAAGTGATATCTCCTCCATCATTAGCATTATGACCAATAGCAGCAGATATAGGTCTTCTACCTCCGATACCATTTCGAAAATACACTTCACCTAAATGTAATTCAAAAATAGTATCTCCGGCAGCGTAAGAAAATTTCTTTTCCATCCTAATAGAAAAAGAAGCCTTAGTCCCATCTTCTCTGCCTCCACCAACATTAGTATTCCAACCCATACTAAATACTTCGTTATCTCCTGCTCCTGATACACTATCTATAAAAAAATGAGTGATTAAAAAATCACTATTGTCGTCACTTCTAGAATCTGCTTTTATTCTAATTAAATTTTGTTGATTACCTCCGAAGAATAATCCAAACTTAGAAGATGCAGCACCTTGATTAATAACTAAAACTCCAGATGTATCAGTTAAAGAACCTCCTAAACCTTGTAAAGTCGTAGTTCCTCCTCTTGCTATATTAGAAGTGATTCTTTTGTTTAAGTATGTACCATCAGTTTTAATAAATGCTGAGTCTACACCATTAGCGTAAATAACTCCTGCCAAGTTTACAATTTTAGCAGGAACAGAATCTCTAGTTAAAGAAATTTGTAAATTAGTACCACTTAAACTAAACGTGTCGATCTGTTGAGGAATAGTCCAAAAATTGATTTTACCTGTACCATCATCGTATATTGTGTTGATACCAACTTCAGTATTTCCTGTTGTCATTGCACCGCTAATATCCTGAACACTTTCTGTAATATCTAGAGTTTTTGCAGGAACACCATCACTACTTAAAGAATTGGAAATAATTGCCCCGCTTATACCAAATGTATCAATTTGCTGAATTTCGTTAGTATTACTAAGATCACCAGTATTAGTGATGGTAATGTTGTTAGTACCACTAACACTGATTCCTGTACCTGCTATAATAGATTGAACTGGAGCAATTGAAATAACAGGAATAGTTTTAACAGGTTGTCCATCATTTGAAATAGATAATTCTACATTAGAACCATTAACCCTAAATGTATCTATTGTTTGTAAATATTTACTTAATGATACAAATTTTGAAGGTATGTTGTCATCAGAAATAGATGAATATAATGTATCATTAACAATTGAAAAAGTATCTTGATATTGTAAATACTTTGATAAATCAACAACTGATGCAGGAATAGAATCTAAAAGAAAACTAAGATATAATGAATCATTAAATATTTGAAATGTATCTATTGTTGCAGAGCCACCACCACCTCCGCCGCCACCTGAAGCAACGTAACTAATTTTTCCAGTTGCATCATTATATGTAACTGCAATATTAGTTTGAGCACCGATCATATTACCTACAATATCTTGAATATTTTCTGTCATATTCAATTCTTTATGTGCAGTTTTATCGTTAAATAATGATATTCTTAAAGTACCACCATTCATTGATAAACTATCTACATATTGTCGAGGTAATTCAGCAATTCTCCAACCATCTGATAAAGTATCGTATTGAGCAAAAACAAAATCATTAGGTGCCATTGTAAAATCATCAGAAAGTAAAAATCGATTTCCAGATGTTGAAGATCCAGAATTGTTTTTTAAAGTAATATTAAAAGATCCAGTATTTTGTAAAATCAATAATCTACCGTGTCTATTGTTACTTGTTCCTAATCCAGTTATATTAATATTGGAAGAAGAACTAAGTCTAATTACATTAGAGTATGGTAAACCAGTAGGATTATAATTATTTTGATTTGTTAAAATTGTACTTGGACTTAATGTTTTATTTAAAACCAATGAACCTTGTAATTTAATATCATCAGAACCATTTGTATTTGGTAATAATGTTATACCATTTTCATCAATATAGATTTCACTATTACCACTTATATCAGTAAAAAACGATTTAAATATTGTATCGTTAAGTAATAATCTGCTTCCTGATAACAAACCATATTGTACATAAAAATGACCAGATTTATCTAAAGAAACAAATTCAAAAATAGAATCTATTGTTGCAGTAGTATAGCCCGGAATTGTATCTGAACCAGAATATATACCATTTAATGTATCTATTCCACCTATTTCTACCCAATCAGTTATTAAAGGATCATATCTATATAATTTACCATCACCATTAGATTGTGCTAACCATGCTTGATTTATTGTTGGTGTATATGCTGGTGGAACAGATCCACTTATTCTTTCTGGTAATCTATAATATAATATCGAATCAAGAGTATAAAATGTATTTTCTGAATTTATTTGCTGGTCTGCAAAACTTAAACCAGAAACAAAAGGAAACATTTTAAAATTATCAGAAGATTTACTTATATAACCAATACTAGAAGGTATGGCACCTAATCCTGTTCCTGCACTTTCAACTCTAATAATTATTGTACTAGGTCCAGAAGTTAAAATAGAATCAATAGGTAAATAATAACCATAACCTCCGTCTGTAAAATACAAATAGTCACCAATTGTAACATTGGTTCCATCATATAAACCACCTTCATCAGTAAAATTACACGAAACTGTAAATGTATTAAGTCCAGATCCAGTTTGTGTACATATAACTTTACCAGTTAAAAATCTATTACTTTGTGTTTGCCCATAAGAAAATAATCCTAAAAGCAATAAACTAAATAAAATTGCTATTCTTTTCATTTTATATACCATTAAATGTAAATTGCGCTCCATTGGGAATTATTAAATTCCAAATTCGTATTGTTATTGAGTTTAAACCTACTCCTACTACTGCAATATTCGGATTATTATCTATATCTATACTAAAAGCATTTGATACAGATGGAGAACCCGCAGCATAAAAACATTTTTGTACACTTGGTACTTTCATATTTGAAACAGAAGTATTGTATCCTGTAGTGTTATCAAACTTAATTTTTATCCAATTTGATGCTCCACCTGCATCTGCACTTGATTGTACATTTGTACCATCAGATAAAGAAAGTCTAGCGGATATTAAAATTACATCAGTAGGAATAGAAACGGTAAGTGTTCCAGAAGACCAATTTGCGTTTATACCTTCTCCTGTTGCAACAACTCTTAAACCATCTGTTGCATCATATTCATATAATTGTGTTGAACCAGATGAATCAATTTCTACAGTTAATACATTTCCTGCAATTGATGCATTTACTCCTGTACCAGTAAAATTAATTGTATCAACATCTCCGGGAGATCCTAAATCAGATCCTTCATTTTGAAATTGTATTAAATCTTGATATACAGTTGAATTAACTGGAATATTTACAGTAACCTTATTACCGGCTCTTGTAGCAGTTACACCCGCTCCTGTAAAATCAACTGTTTCAACTGTTCCTGATGTACCGAGGTTAGTACCCTCATCTTGAAATTGTATTGCTTCTTGACCGGTAACTGAAGTAATATTTATATTTCCAAGTAAAATTTGATTATTTATCCATTTTAAAAGATTCAATCCTTCATTTCCTGGACCGGCTAAAGTCTTTATTTCTCCGAAAGAACTTGTTCTTTTTAATTTAAAAACATTGCGTGGAAACACAATATCTTTTTCGTCTAAGTAATTATTTCCGTTCATTATTTTGTTAAATTAAAAAAGGGGAGAAGAACAAATAAATGTCCTTCTCCCCCAAGAATGTTTAAATTAAAAATTACTGTAAGTAAACACCACCACCAGCAATGTCACCTTTCAGAGAGAAAGGATTACCATTAGTACGAGCATGTTCTAACCATGCATCTAAAATGTTATTTACATAAGTAACAGTCAATGTAGAATCTGTACCAGTACCAGCACCATTAGAAGTAATAAATGGTATTTTAGCATTTGTTTCGCCAGAAATAGTATCAACGTCTAATACTTGAGTAGAAGGTACTTCTGCTCTAAACAACAGAATAAGGCGCTTAGGACTTACTTCTGTCGAAGTCAAAGTATCTTCGGTATCAAAGTATTCAAGAATGTAAGAAGTGTAGAAATAATCAGGATTGATATAATTCTTTCCTTCAATAAACCAATCACCTTTTGGTTGCAGTTGAGCAGTATGTACTGCTAAACCTGCACGATGACGCCATTCAATAAGCCATTTAGAACCTTGACCTGTACCTTCACTAGCATTAACATCAGTACCTTTAGAGATACTACCAGCAACGTCACGGAAACCACCAGCAAGATTAAGTTCGGGCTGAACCATTACTTGTTCTACATCATCATAAGCAGCGGCAGTGTTATGTGCCAAACCTACTACAACTAATGTATCTAAAGTAAAGTTTGAATTAGTAGAATATTGAAGATTTTCAATCGTACTTGCAGCATTAATTACACTATTTGAATCAGCAATAAGAGCAGCAAGTGCTTGTACCAATGCTTCATCAGCAATGTAATTACTCGAAACACCATCTACAGTCATAAACGGAATTGACGTTCCAACTGTGATATCACCTACTACAGTACCAGATGCACCAGACGAATCAACACCAAATACAACAACATTACGATTACCTTTTCTATTACCATTAGAACCAGTTAAAGAAACTGCTTTTGATTGTAAGTTAAAGGTATAAGCAAGTTGCTCAAGTACAAACGATTGATCGTTGGTAATTGTGGTAAGATCTGCAATTGCAGGAACCACTGCATGAATTACTTCATCATTGTCACCATAGAAACGGTCGTTTCTAACAGATTTCAGACGAATGTATGCTTTGTATTCAGTATCTTCTACTGGAGTGAAAGCAAATTCAAAACATTGAGCACCAGCAACAGGATATTCAGGAAGTTTTACAGATACGGAACGAATGTTGGTTTTATTAATTACACCACTTTCTAAAAATGCTTTATCACCTGCTTCAAAAATATCAGCAAGATGAATTTTTTGAGATTTGGGAGTTCCTACGACAACTTTAATTGCCTGTACTTCATTCGAATCATCACCTGCTCTTTTGTATTCTCCCAGCGGACGAACTGTAGAATCAAAATCCCATGCAAGAACGCCAAGTTGGCCATCTTGTAAATTAAGTGCGGTCGTATTAGTAGTAAACTCACCGGTGGGAACAACACGATCCCCTTTTACAACAAAAATATCATCCATTGAAACCTTATTGGTTTTTTTAAATTTTGTCATGTGTTTTTGAAGATTTTTTCTTCACTAATTTGATTTCTGTTATTATCTTCTAAAATTCTTGCAATGTTTTGAACAGCAATGTCCACAACAACTGTATGAAAATCTTCTGGTAAATCACAATTTACAGAAGAAGAAGAAGACGAATAGGCTGTCGTATCACCTAATATGTATTCTAAACTATCATAACCACCACTAAATACTTTAACGGGTTTTCTTAAATACTCAATATCGCACGTAATTGTCGATGATGTTATTTCTTCGGGAACATATAAAAATAATGCCGAATTAGGAATGCTAGCAGAAGAATCTTGTTTTATTGCTCCTAAGCATCTTTTCCATACTAAACTAGGTTTAGTATTGTAATCTCTCAATTTTATATCTAAATCGTTATGTCTTAAAATATCAATTGGAATTACTAAATCATCACAGTTTGGTACAAGTATTGAACCTCTAAGAAAGTGTCTGTATTTTGGAGTTAATGAACTAAAATTTATTTTATAAATTGAAGGAGAAACTAAATTTGCGGAAACAGATTTATGCGGCACAACTAATGTAGATAACATGTCTATTCTTTGCTGGTTTATTTCAAAACCAAGATTATATTCTTTTGGATTAGAACCATTATAAAAAATTTCTACATATTCATTTATTGCATCGTTTATTATATCATCAAGATATGCATCAGGCAAATCTTTTTTATGGTTAGAATTTATTTTATTCCATCGCAATTTAATTTCTTGCCGCATTCTACCTATTACCATTACTCAAACCAGATTCCTTTTTGTTTAACTTCGTTATAAAGATCTCCATACCAGTTAGTAGTAGAAGTATCTTCTGGGTCCCAAGTTTTTGCTTCATTTTGTAACAACGAAACAAATTTTTCGTAGTTATTGTGTTTATGCATATTTGGAACACCTGACTTACTGTGCCAGATATAATAACCGTCTGAAAGTTTAATTACTCCAGTATTAATTGCTTGTTGTATCAAATACATAATATCAAATCTTTCTCTTGATTCTTTTTCTTTCAACATTGATATAATTTTCATAAACTTATCAATGTTATTCATTTGATGAGAAGAATCATTTAAGTATTCAGTAATAGCGTTTTTAACCATTTCTTTTGTTGCATTGTTTTTTATAATTGGTTTTCCCGAATTAGTAGTTAACAAGCAAGCAACTTGATAGTTTTTGTAATCCGAACCATTTTTTTGAAGATTTACTTTTTCCCATGCTGCTTCGTCTATAATATCTTGTTTTCTTGCTTTTTCAATCTCTGCTTCATGTTGTTCAGATACAAAAAATAAATGTATGCTATTATTTGCAGTATTTTTATTTTTAGCAATCGCTGTATGATTTTCAATTAACTGAATAGCTAATCTTCCTCTTGGAGTTTCATCCGTAAAACGATTAGGTCCATCATACAACGTAATATTAAATGTTTGTAAGTAGTTTGGTTTTTCTGGAGTTTTAGAAAACTTTGAAAAGTTAAAAATAGTTACACCACCAGCTACTTCAGAAGTGTAATAACCTGGAACAACATCATCGTATATTTCATACAATAATTGTTTTTTAATTTCAGATTTAGTTACAACATCTTTAAGAATTTCTCTCCATTCGTGAGAAAGATTATATTTTACCATAACATCATCAATTTCCATTTGGAAAAGAGGATTTGTTACAGAAACATCCAAACCTGTTTGCAAACGATTAGTAGTTGCATTATATTGAAAACTTAAATTGGTAGCGGCTCCAAATTCTTTTGTTTTATTCATCCCTTGTGTAACTGTAATATCACCAGTTTTAGGATCAATAATTGTAAACATTTGTTTGTCTCTACCTTGTGTTGGAATCCTATGTACAGGATTCACAAAAATTACTTTATGACTTTTCATGTCTTTGAATCTTTTCGTGATTTTAAAAAAGGGTGTTTTTTACTAGGAAACACCCAAAACCTAAACTATAGAACTAAGCAGGATTAAACAAGAACCGAAGTTGAACTAAAGCCAGTAACAGGATTGTAAGCAAGTCTACCGACACGCGAAACGTCCCATACACACAGCGAACCAGAAAGTGCACGATAAATACCAGTTTCTTTGTTATTACCATATGCATTGGAACCATCTTTGATAGCGCCAGTTTCAGCATTGTAAACATTAGAAACCATGTAGTATTCTTCTACACCATCTTGCATAACCATCGTGATATTTTCTTCACGAGCGCCAGATGCTTTTTGTTCAGATACACCAAAATCAAAAATATCCATAGCAAACGACTCAAGAGTACGGTTAGTACCAGGAGCCAGTTGTGGGAACAGTTTACGATCATCTTTAATTGGGTCGTGAACTATTTCTACAATAACACCATTCATCATTTTGATTTTGGTAAATTGAGCACCATACTCAAGTTCATTGCTGTGGTAACCTTGACCATCTGTACGTTTTTGCGTAAACAGAGTATCAATGTATTGGAATTGGCTTGCTTCTTGAGCGATCAAACGAGACAAGAATTCAATGCCACCTTCACCAGATGCAATTACAATATGACGATCTGCAAACGATTTACGAGTGATGAAGATTTCCATCAAGTATTCGTAAATTTCACTCAGAGTAAGAGTACCATTGTGTTCTTTGTAGTGACCATCTTTTACAAGTTGTCTCCAACCAGCAGCCACTTTAATGGGACGACCAGTATCTCTGTCTGTAGTTTTTTGCAGTTGACCAAATTCCATGTGCATTTCGCGGTCCATTTCTGTACGCTCAAGCAATCTGGCTTCGGCTTTGGTGATAAATACACCTTTTTCAATAGATTTGGTTTCACCAGAATTAGTGGTATTAAATTGTTGATAGTAAACATAACCAACACCAATTTGTTTGTCATCACCTATATAAGACGGCATAGCGCGTCCTTCGGTACGACAAGCAATTTCAGTACGAATAAACTTATCTGACATTTCAACTTTGTTAGCAAAGTTAGAACACCAAGATTGAAGTTTAAACATCTCACCATATTGGTCAGGTGCATATTTCGTGTTAAGTTCATCCGAAACAATGCTGGATACTCTTATTGCTCTACGACCAGGTTGCAGATATTCAAGTGGAATCCATGCAGTCAAATCACCAGTTTGGAGACTAACTTCATATTCCCAAGAGTTAGCAGAACGCTGGTAACCTTGTCCATGAATAACCAGTAAAGGAAGATCAGAGTTTTCAAGTTTAATAACAGCAGGTTCATGTAACCAGGGACGGTCAAGGGCAATTTTAAACGGAATACCCGCTTTTCCAGGTGTTTCAGAAGTGGCCAGTACTTCAGTAAAACGAAAATCTACATCAGCATCAGCCATAAGATACCAAGAATAATCATCAGTACCTCCAGGAAGTACATAAACATTTTTCTTAGCAATGGTCATGTATGTAAATTTTTTGTTCACCAAGTGTGAACCAAGACGGCTAGAAAATAACTGTGCCGTTTTTACACCAAAATTAAAGGGTTGGTAACGTCTAAACATAGATGCGTGTGTGTACGAATCCATATAAGAACCACCCCATGCTTTACGCTCGTGCGTTTCTAAAGCAGTACGTCTGTTCATTTATTGTATTTATATTTGTAATTAAGTTGCTTTAAATAACTGGCACAAGATCATCTTCAAAATCTTTGTTAGGATCTGTATTTCTATGTTTTGTATTTAATGAAGCAGAACTAAAACTTTCTTTTTCTAATCTTTCTTTTAGCGTTTTAGTTACTGTACTCAATGTTTGATTTTTATATGATGTTAAATCAAACTCTTTTGTTTTTTCATTATACATGTCTAAGAAATCTGCCAGTTGTACTATTGCTTTTGGATTTTTAAAAGCATCAGATAATCTACTGTTTAAATTTTGATTAGAAAGAAGATTAGAAACCCGTTCTATTTTTTCTTTTTTCCAACCAGTTTGTTGCAGTTCATTATTAATTGACTGAACTCTTTCTTGATATTGTCTTTTTAATTCTTGATTTTCTTCTTCTTTTTTAACAATCAACTTTTCGGTTTTTGATTCTTTGTTTTTTTCTTCAAATATTTTTTTTGCTTCTTCAATAATTTCATCATCTTCTTCCAAGTTGTCTAATATAATATTAATAGCTTTTTCTCTGGTACCTAAACTTTTATAATGTTGCATGAGAAAATCTCTCGCATCATCATTAGTTTCGATATTAAATGATTTTTCGTTTTGTTCTTCAAAGTATGTTTCAAAAAATGATTTTAATTCATCTTTTGTAATATTTTGTCCAGCGGTAGCAATAAATTTTAAAATATCCTTTGATTCATTAGGAAGTGATTCAATAACTGAATTTAAAACTTGTTGTGGTAAAGTATCAAAATATGCATCTAATTCTTCCCAGCTACCTTTAAATTCATTTTCCTCACTAACATATCCTCTTGTTTTTAACTCTTCATAAAAAGCAATTGCTTTTGGATCAGAATCAACAACAGCTTCTTTTTCTGATTCAACAGTTTCTTGTGAAGTATCTTTTTCGTTGACTACTTCTTCTTCTTCGTTACTATTTTCTAAGTCTAAATCTGGTAATTCAAAATCTGGAATTACAAGATCAAATTCGTTTTCTGTCATTGTTGGTGCAAAGTTACTAAAATGGTGTTATTTTTGTATGTATTTTTATACCAAAATATGATATAAAAAGGATTATTATTCCAATTATCTAAAAACATTTTTTAACCTTTACTTTTTGTTGTTGCTTTTTTTCTATCGATAGCGAGTTTTTCGGTTGTGGCTTCTTTTTTATCTTTTAATTCTTTTTCCTTCATATTGATTTTTTGTTGTTCTTGTTGAACTTTAATATAATCAATTTCTGAAGGTTCATTAGTATCATCTTCTCCATCATTTAACATTGCTATTTCTTTATCAATTTCTCCTTTAACAATTATTTTTTCAATCTCATGTTTTTGCAAATCTTCACGTGCTTCTATTTCTTGTTGTTGCATTTGTAAAGCAGATTCTTGTTTTGCTTTTTCCATTTGCATCATACGTTCATGTTGTTGTTGTTCTGCTATTTGAATTTTTTTATGAATTTCTTCAGCAGAAGCACCACTTACAATATCTTTAAGTAAAGAGGAAACAACAGATGTTCCTTCACCTGCGTTTTGAGCAAAAGCGTGGGCAAGTTGCAGCATGTAATTGACATAAGTATCTGTTTGTCCTGAGTTAATAAGAAACAAACCAATATCGGTATGACTTAATGATTCAGGAGTTATTTTTAATACTTCTTCGGTTCCATCTGGTAAAAAGTAATGAATTGAATAATCTTTAAGTTTTGGATTAGATTCAAAAACTCTTTCACAATAACTTCTAAAATTAATCAACCAATCATTTAAAACACTTTTCCATATTTCAGAATGAACAAAAAAGTATGGTTCAGTAATATGGTGACTTTGAGTAATTGCTTGCCTATTGTCAGATACATTAGTACCTTCACTAAATGCGGCTTCTCTTTGAGGAGAAAGTCCCATAGCCATACCAATTTCTCGTTTTACTAATTCAATTAACTGTTGTAAATTCATTAATTCTACAGCAGTACCTATTAAATAACCAGAAGATCCTGGAGATCTAGTTGCAGGAGGTAAGCCACCTAAACTAGTTTGACTACCAGAATAAATATCTTTGTTTGTTTTTTTAAGAATTGCTAAATAAGCAGAAACTTTATCGCGTATTGGATTACCATAAATATCTTCACCAAGAGAATCCGGTATTTGATCTAAATCAATAGATTGTATAGCACCTTGATATTTTGCTAATTCTCTGTTTTGTATGTGTTTTAAATAAAGTAATTGAAAATAAGGAGAAAGAGCGCGTTGTAATAATGATACAGATTTTGTATTTCTAGCAGAAAACACAGCACCTTTTGTACTTAATTCAAAAGTAGAATAAGGATTTTCAATATTAGTATATTGGTAAGGAACTTCTCTGTAAATAGGAAATACTGTATAATTACCTAATCTTACAATTTCATATTTTCTAGGAATCCATAATTTTTCTGCTGAAAATTCTACACCCATTATTTGGTCAAACCAAACCCAACGATCTGACTTTTCTCCATATCTATTAATAAAACTTTCTTTAGTGGCATAACTTGGTATATCAAAATCTTCGTTTACTGTTTGTACAATTTCTTCGTTATACTCATCAACATAAGAAAGAAAAATTATTTGTTTAAATGCTTTAAACTCAAAATGAGTTTCCCATATTAAATGTCTTTCTCTGTTTAATGCTGTTCCAGAAGTTTGAGACAAACCAATATCTTTTCTAAAAGTACGTTTTTCTGAATTCGTTGTTTCTTCTAATAATTCATAATTGGTTTGATCAAATACTGGTTTATTATCAGGAAGACCAACAGCATGTCTTCTGTCTATCATACCCGTACGATATGAATTTAATCCCAGTTCTCTTATTTGTTCATCTGTAAGATTATAATTATTAAATATTTCAGCAGGAGTTACTGCTTTTCTATACCAAAAATAATCTCCTTTTTGAACAAATCTTTCGTTAGGTGATTTATGAAAACCACAAAAAAGTGGATTTCTTACTTCTAAGTAAGGTTTGCCATGTTTCCAACCAGAATAAATAAAACATCTATCTGCTATAATTACATCTTCAAAAGTATCCATTTTTTTCATTTTAACATCTTGTTCATACATACAGTATTTTAAACCCTTTGAAAAGAATATTTCTACTTCAGACATCCAGTTTTTATTTAAAAGATCTTCTGGTTCCAATTGAGTACGAAGAGATTTAATATATTCTTCTACCTCTTTTGGTTTCATTCCTTTCATTTGTGCTTTTTGCTTTTCTAATTCAATAGCCAATTTTTCATCAACAGACATTTTTATTGCTTCATATAATTTAGTATTTTTATCTTTTATAGCACGAGCAGTTAAGAGAAGAATTTTATGATCATCATTTCTTTTTAACAATTCCCCTTTTAACACATTTATTTTATTATGAAGTTCTGGATACGGCACAATTTCTTCTTCTAATTCTCCTATTTTTTCTCCAAGAGGATTACAAAATTGTTCAAGTTTACTTTTAAACCCTTCCAAATTATTATTAGCGACTTCATAAGCAACCTTCATAGGTTCATAATCTGGAACTTCAGTAAGAGTACCTGAGACAATATATCTCATATATCTTTTAAACCATTCTCCATCATTTGCATATTTTTCTTTTTCAGAAACCTTTAAATTATAAGGAGCAGTTAATTCTTCTTGTGTTTTTAATCTTTTCATTATTATGACTTATTTTTTAAAAACCCTGCTTTGCTTAATCGTTGTATATAAGATATGATGAATTAATTAACAATTCAATTAAAGCAAACGCGTTGTCTAATGCAGAACAAATCATTCCTACAGGATCAATCAGATTTTCATCATATTGTTTTGTTCTGATATTATACGCTTTTGTAAAATTAAATTTAACAGGATTCAATCGGGCATTTTCAAGAATTTGTAAATAAGGTTTTTGACAGACTTCTTTAATTATACTGTTGTATTTTTCTGTTACGATAAAACTATCTGGATCTAAAACAGGTAAAACTATATTATATAATTCAACACCTGCTCCTCGCACATAACCTTCTCTTATTGCACTTTTAACTGCACCGATTGCATCTTCTAATCTATCATATTCTTCTTTTGCGTTTTTAGCAGTAATACCACCAACATATATAATTGCAGAGTTTTGTTGTATATTCGATATACGTTCTCTGTAACTATCTTCATCATATTTATCAACAGCATCATCCGCCATTGCTGTTAATTGTAATACTCTTTTTTTAATTTTTTCTGTATCAGGTTCATTATAAATAGTAAATTCAACAGGTGTAATTTTAATACTAGAACATGTAGAATCACTATTAATAAATGCTTTTATATCTCTTATATTTTCTTTTACAGAAGCACCGTATCCTGGAGTTTTTATCAAACAAATTTCCAAACCTACTCGTTGTTTATTTGTTAAACAATAACGAATAAATGCATCAGAATAATTTGGTGCAATAAATACAATAGGTGTGTTATTTTTAAAGTTAACTTCAATTAACTCTTCAAAATCAGCGGGAACTGTCATACTTTCGTTTGTAATAAAAATAAAAGGATTTTCAAAATAACATGTACCATTATCGTTATTAGCAAAAGAACTATGAACAAACCCAGATTCAAAAGTCATACCTTTAATTAATTCATAATAACTGGAATTACTTGTTCTACTATTTTCAAGAGATATGTTTGCCTTTAATCCCGTTTTACTGTAGATCTCAGCAATAAAGGCAGCAAGTCTACTTGATTTTGCTGATGTGTAAGCAATGCTATAAATATCATGGTTACTGTCAACTTTTTTAGCGGAATCTTTTAATTTTTGCTTTACCAATTCTATTTCAGTTTTAATAGAATCAATCAACTCATTAATATCGGTATCCGGATTTTTTTTAATTTCTTCAGATAAATTTTTGGCAAACTCTTTTGTAAATAAAGAAGTTAACGTTGTTCCGTCACCATGTTCTTCTACTGTTTTTTTAGCAGCATTAATCAATAATTGTGCTCCAACATTTTCTTGTACATCTTCAAATTTAAGTGAATCTGCAACAGAAACACCATCTTTAGTAAAGTAAGTTTCTTCTAAACTATTGGTTATAATTACATTTTTTCCAGCACCACCCATTGTACTTGTTACAATATCAGATGCTTTGTATAAACCTTTTAAAATAGTTTCTAATTCATTTGTTACTATCCTGCTTGTACGTTTCATATTTTAATTTACGTAAACGATCTTCACTATCTTTGAATATATATGGATTCATAGATAAGAATGAAATCGGATTATGTTTAATTTTCTTTTTTTCTTCTTTTAGGTTTTGATGCTCTAATTCTTTAAGAGCCATTGGATAACCAATCAATGCAGATATTGCATCATAGTTTTCTGATTTTTCAAGAGTAAAATTTATCATTTGTCTTAACGTAAATATACAAGGAAATGTTTCTATTACTCTTTTCTTTTCACCATTATGTGATGTTTCTGATAAAAGCCATTCATAAGTATCAGTAATCATTTCAAGTTTATCAACTTTACCTGATACTAAAAAACCATAATCTATAACTCGTTTTTCTACCGCAGAACTACCTTTAGATCTGGTAGGTCTTAACGCTAATAATTTAGTTTTGTTTCTTCTTATAAAATAATCCCTGACTGAATCACCACGATTAGCTTCATACCAAAGCATTCTTGGTGGATTACCATAATACGCTAATGCTTTTTCTATAACTTCATAGAATGCATTTTTACCATTGGGATGTTTTCCAATATAAGAACATACTAAATAATTTCCATTATAACCTTCCTTTGTATATTTAGGATTAAGAAATCCAAAAAATACACCTAAAGATTCACCATCTTCTATGTTTTCTGCTACATAAGGATCTAACGTAAAAATAAACATGTCTTCAGGTATTTCTCCATTTATAAAAGAAGGTTCTTCATAAATCATAAAACATCCTTCGACACTGGTCATGGACCTATCATAAGGAAATTCATAAAATGGTTGTCCTTGAGGATTGTATTCTGCTCTTACACCATATGGTTGCTTGCTATCCCATATTAAGTTTACAGGTCTTCCTATTTTTTGATAATATCTATCTTTTAATAATTCTCTTTCTCTTTCTAATGCTTCCATTATTGGAAAGTAAGATCCTTTAGAACTAATCCACATATCACTAGGAACAAGAGGATAGTTCATTTTTTCATTACGAAGATTTTCAGGATCTTTAGATCTTGCTGCATCTTCTCTTCTTTTATAATAATGATCTAATGCTACTTCCAATATAGTATTACCGTTTTCATCTTTAAAATCAGTATTAACTATATAAGCAGGAATAAACAAACCAATTTCTCCACTATCTTCCCATATATCATTAAAAGAAACAAAGTTATAATCAGTAGGGCTGGTAAATACTTTTTTAGATTGTTGCACCAAGTCTATATTACCAGAAGTTCCCAGACCAATTTGAACACCAAATTGTACACCTTCATCAGATACAGTAGCAACATTAGAAAACAATGCTTCTGTAAAATTAGGCATAAGACCAACCTCTTCGTATATAGATATAAGATATCTACCACCAGCTGCTGCTTGTGCACCTCCTTGTTTTTTGTCTGAATAGTTTACGTGGATTATACCGCTTTTTGTTCCTTGACCTTTTTGCCATCTACCATTTATTTCTGCTTCAAACTCATATCTAAAATAATTTTGTTTATTACCAGTTTCTTTACTACCTATATAATCTCGATAAAATGGATTAGGTGTATAATCATCGGAGTTTACATCACCCCAAACACCAAGAGATTTATCAAGACCAAAAGCATACAATCCATCTAATACTTTTGAAAATAATTCAGAAGACTTATCTGTTTCACTTGCACCTATACACATTACTGCGGTTGAAGGATTATTCCAACAAGGTGCTTCTGGATTTAAAGGATCTGAATCAAATCTTACAAGACCATCAAATGTAACGTGGTGTGCTAAAATACCAGATACGGTATAAGATTTACCGCCACCCCTAGAACCAAACAACATAATATTCTTTGCATTGTTATTATACATTGGTCTTCCCAACTCACTATCATGCAGTTTTCTTAAATAATCATACGGTTTTACATATTGTTTTAAATTACCTTTACTATCAAATAAATTTATTTCAGAACCTTTAGGAAGTTTCTTTTTATCGTATGTTAAAACACGTTCGTCACAAGTATATTTATTATCTTTTTCAAAACCAGAAAATCCTTTTGCAACTAAAAAAGCATAATGAATCATCCAGTCGATATCCCTTACATCGGGTCTACCATAGTAACGCGATTTAGTTTCAAGATTTGTTTTTAATATTTTATAAAAATTACCATAAAAGAAAAGAGTTGCAGGCATAAATCTCCAACCATGAACATCATAAGCCCAATGTCCTTCTATACATTTTCGTGTATATTCAGTCCATATTTGATTGTATTTAGGTAAGTCGGGATGTATTTGCGGTACTTGTATTAAAAAGTTATTCCTGTTATAGATATGAATTAAATTATCTTTAAGTTTCTGTAAATCTGTTATCATTTTTATATTTTTCTAAAAGTTCTTTTTGTTTTATATTAGATATTCTTTTATGAATGAATCTTTTTTATTTTTTTTCATTAATTCATATAATTCATATTCTTTTTTATGCATAAAAATACCTTTATGATTAGAGCTTAATTTAATTAAATACCCATCATTTTGCTTCGATTCTTCCTGATTCTCTAATAGTTTGGTTTCTTCCTCCTTTAATTCTAACTCCTTTGCTTTTGTATTCAAGGAATTGTTTTTCGATTTTTTCATAATCTTGAAATATTTTAATGGTTTTTGCTGCTGCATCATCCAGTTCTTTCATTGTGCTAAGATTATAATCTTGTGTTTTTATAAACTTGTCACGCTTTCTAATAAATTCTTTAGTATCTCTTAAACTTCTTTCGATAATAGTTAAACAATCTTCAGGATAAGAAACCATAATTTCTTGTATTAATTCATTTTCATAATCAAACGAAGAATGAAATTCTTTACATATTTCTAAACGTTGATCTTCTGGAAGTCTGAAGTATTTATTAGTATCTTCATCAGGGTCTATTAACCATGTTATACACCACATTGTTTTTGAAGATTCCGTTTTGTCTTTAGATCTATCTTCATTATAAAGAGTAGAATATGGTTTCATATAAATTAAATGTGGATTTAATTCCCAATAATTAATAGTAGGATCAAATGTTTTTTTAATGTTGATAAATGAGTTCATTGTGTTATAATTCCGGTTAATGTTAATGATGTTTCATCACCATTATCAAATATAATATCAACTGTTTTTTTAGATCTTTTATTTATTTTAGGTGTAGGTTTTACTTCCCACATAACTTTAATTTCTGTTCTATCTAAAAACTCAGTTTTACGTACAGATAAACAAAAGCAAGAAGTTTTAATTTCTTTTATCTTTTGTTTACCTGTATATATAAATGTTGCAATTTTTGTTTGCCCTATTTTGATTTCATCAAAATTGTGAACAGTATGACTTAAATGATCTGAAATCTTCTCAGTATCCATTGTAATTCTGATTTATTTAAACATAACATATTTAATAACAAAACTCTTTTTCCTTCGTAAATACAAATGAAAGGATAATCTCCTTCATACTTAAGTTCTAATTCTACAATCACTGGTTGTATTCCTTCATTTACTAAACATCTAAAAATCTTTGTATTATTAGATGCTTCAGCAATAAAGTCGAAACCTACACTTATAATATCATCGGCATTGAGATATTTGACGTTAATTTCATTAATGTCGTTTAGTATTTCTTGTGATTGATTAATATTAAAAATATTGGTTTGATTATTTTTTACATACTCAAAACCATGATGTAATTCATCTACATGAGGATTGTAATATTTTACCATAATCCAGTGCTTGTTAATTTAATTACATTATGAAATAGAAAGCAAAGTACTATTATAATTAGTATAACTCCTACAATAATATCAATCTTGTTTTCTTTTTTATATTTTTTTTCGTTATCTTCCATATTTTTTTAATTAAAAAAATACCAGTTTACAAAATACATTTGATTTCATAAACTGGTATTAATAAGTATCCATAATGTTTGTTTGTTGGATCTTTGGGTGGTGTGTCTTCTTTCCATTCAGGATGTGTGAAAACATTTGGTATATTAATATACGCTTCATTTGATCTTCCTACAACCTTAGCTTCAACTGGATTTTTACTGAGAATTACATTATCACCAACGTTAACTGTAGTAGTTGAATCTGGTTTTGCAACTACAACTGCTTGTGTATCGTATGGATAAGGAGATTCAATTTCTGCCCACTCACCCATTCCATTTTGAGTTGGAATAGGTACAATTTGTTTATAAGGCTTTAACAAACCAGATTTGCTAAGTTGTGGTTCTTTGACTTTTACTCTTACAATAACATTGTGTAATGGTTTGATGTTAGAATACAAAGGATCAATGTTAGGAAATGATTCATTATAATCTTTTAATTTTTGAAAATATTCATCAGAGTTAATTTCTTCTTTAAGAGTTTCTAACTCTCTGTTTGTTTGTTGTTCAACTGGACTTAATTCATCGTCTTTTACTTTGTATTTATTGATAACATCATTCATTGTCAGTTTGCTTCCTTGCTTGTCTTTCATTAGTTTTTAAAACGTTTGCTAGTTCTGTGTAAAAATCAATACTTCTTACTGTTTGTAAGCGTTTGATTTCTTTTTGTTCAAGTTTGTTTTTAACTCTATCAACAGAGACTTTAGAAATATTAAATGTTCCAATGTGTGGTATAATTATTCTACCTTTTGATTCTAATGGATTAGTAAGATATTTTCTTAACCCGCTCCAAAAAGAATCCACAATTAACTTTACATGTTTTTGTTCTAAGTTAAATTCTTTTTCTAATACTTCAAAGATCTCTTCTTGTTTCATTCCAATATTATACGATTAGTTGGTATAATTTCAATTGGTATGTTATGTAAACTATTTAAAAAATAAGACGCTTCTATTTCTTTTACGAGTTTACAATAATCAGAGTAGCTTATTTTAATTTTCTTAGGCAATCTGTTTTTTGCTTTTATAAGCTTGTTTTCTAGTTCAATTATTTGATCAAGAATCATAGTTAATATTAAATGGAAAAGTGAAAGTTACAGATGATTTGTTTTTTGTTAAATACTCTTTTAATTTACGAATATTAAAATGTAGTTGATAACCGCCGTCTACTTTTTCTACAAAGTTTTTCTTTTCTAAGTTTTTCAACATACCATAAAAGTTACTCTTTTGCATATTTAAGTGTTTGACTACATCTGCAACATTTTGATTTGTAGTATAAAAAGCAAGAAAAGAAATTTCGGAATTAGTTAACACCTTTTTCTTTGAGTTTAAGAAGTAGTAATAAAACTCCCAAAAAGTTACTTCATCAATGTTAACTTTTTCATTTGAGTTTGTTTTAGAATTTAATGGATTAAGTACAAGATTCATTTTATTATTATTTTTTACATACCTCCCCCTTTACCACAAAAATACGTTTCATGGTTTAGGGATGTCTTACGACTTTACTTTCTAAACTTCCATAAGGCAGTGCTTGAAGACCTCGGTATATCATTTAATTTAACTTCTGTTAGAAGTATGGCTTAAACATGCCAGTCAGTGTTTCATATAGACTTTACACCAACCCCCTTTGATATACTCGCACCTTATTTTATATTAGAAGCAGTTTTGTAAGTGTAGGGGACAACATTGTTCACCATCACCAATTAAATTGGAGGCTACTTAACCAACCCTACGTCTGGACCCATACTTAACTCGGAGTGTTCAGGAGTGTATTTGGGACGTTTAAAAAGATAGATATTGTGCTATCTTCTTACTTACGGGTACAAAGATACAAAAAAGGTGTAATAATAGGTATTACTTTTATAAAAAAAATATGTATTATTGAGATAATAATTCCTAAAGTCTAAAAACATTTTTTTGGTATTACTTTTTATATAAGACCCCCCCCCTCTTGTGGAGGAGTAGGTACTTAAAAATATGAGGGGACCCTGTTTGTGAGGGTATCCCCAAACCCCACCCCCTCTAAAGTTTAGGCAGGGAATGTCCCCTGTCAGTAAATTATCGTTGTCATGGCTATTGGCTTAAAATTTAAAGAATTTGGTGGTTCCTGGAAGAACCTTGGCTCTTTGCCTGAAGTGAAGAAAGCGTTGAAATTAAAAAGCATTGAGATGTTTGATCGGGGAAAGGGTAAATTTATTGTGTTCACTGCTGAGGATGGCACATATGCCACTGCTGCATATGATAGCAAGAATGCGCCTGCCCTGAAAGATGCGTTTCTTTGGGAAAAGGAAGACGGCAGTTTCATGGTCGGTATGAAAGAATATGCAGCCGGCGAATTGGAAGCATTGGATTCTCTTTGAGAATCCTTTGCTTTTTTTTGTAGGTTTGATTTAAAAAACAGCATGAAACAGTACAAACTATGTATTATGTGGTTAAAACGTTTTAAACGTTGTGTTCATTCCACTGATAATAGTTATTCTGGCTCTGGTTAATCCGAGTTCATTCTGTTTTTAAATATTGTCCAGATTAGATGGTTCAGGGACATTAAACTTAGCAACCGTTTTTATGATTAACAGTCAAATGTTAATAAAGTGAGGGAAATGGTGGTAACCAAAAACCACCTAAACGGTAAATCCTCACAACGTGTAGAAACTTTAGCCTAATCTACACATAGATTCCAAAAAACCAAAAAACACAGAGAGTACAAGGCAGTTTACGTTCAGTTCAATCTGACTCTGACAACAGACCATTGAAATTGCCTAACGGTAAGTTTCAATAACTGCAACCAAAAGTGCGTGTGTATTGTCTGGTAAGAGAGATAATACATAATCAATATCCCTTAGGTAAGGATATTGTAGCAATAAACTATTCAGATAAAATGCGTGAATCTGAAGTTTGTTTCCGTATCGGAAGCCTTTTCAAAGTAGGCCCATTGGGTGACCAGCCGGCTTTTTTTATCCACCCATTCGGGAAAAGGCAAAACAGAAAAGGGGGAAGACACTGATGTTTGACACAACAAATTGACAACTCTACCCAATTGTACATTCTTTTCGATAATTAGAAAATCTCCACTTCTGGTGGATAAAAGAATTGCAAGGGTGCGCTAAAATCAATGTGATGGCACAGTCACAAAGATTGAGTAATGAAAACTATGTCTGCTTGTGTACACAAGTGTGGAATATATATAAAGAACGTCAACTTTATATATACAGACATAGTTTTCTTTTTGTTTACTGTAACAGGAATGTATCCTGTCTGATGATGATCCAAAAGGTCGAAACAGTAAAAAACTCATTTTTTATCATGGAAGAATTGTTCAACATAGTATTCCAGATTGTTCTCAAAAACAATCCGGAAATGATTGTGCGCGCACACGCTATCAATACAAAAGATATGCTCACGGCACCAAAAAACATTCGTGTAAATCTCTACAAAAGCGATTTCACTGATGAAAACAGGCCGGAAGGCATGAATCACAGCACGGTGCAAGATTGCCTTGTAATTGCTTGTGATTTTTACCGCATGAATGATCCATTCCTGGTACAATTGCCCAACGGCATGACCAAATGGGTGAGCGAAAACACTCGCGGTATTTAATACTGCCTATAACTTTCCTAATTATTGGACATGTCTGTAAGTTACCTATTCAATAGGTTTATAGCAGACAACATCATAAGGTGAGAATCCTTGTCACGCCTTAATCTCGGCAGGGCTCACATCTTGAAAATAAAGTTAAAATGCCTAATCCTCAAACTGCATGAGGAATATCAAATCTATTCGGTCTGACCGTAATGATAAGATATAAGCCAAGTCAAACTTTATTATTCAAGTGTTAGTGCTAGTATAGAGATATTAAAATCACAACAAAATGTTTTTTAAATGAAAGAAATATTTTTTGTCATTGGTGGTTGGATATTCACTTGGATGCTATTTACTAGCAAATGTGAACTGTTGTATACATAGGCTGACCTCTTCAAATGAATGTCCCATTTAGTGTATACAACAGTAAAGATAAAGGGAGTAAAACATATTAAGTTACTAGCAACCAAACTTTGATTTGTGATGCTAAAAACACTATTATGGCTAATTGTAATGATTAGCACTCCCAAAAATAAATCCTTGGGTTACTCGTAACCCCAAAAAACCCTACGACACTAAAAGGGTTTCCCGAGGATAAATACAGAACCGTTGAGTCAGTAAACCGCACTTGATGAAAGCGGCATAGTCTGGGGAATAAACGCATGGTAGAAATACTAAGGCAAGCGTCCCATTAACAGACGTATCAACGGTTCTTTTTTTGAAATCAAAAATCAAAAAATATCATGGATCAAACAATAGATTACACAGAAATGCTTTCTAAAACACAAGACCAACTTAAATTATCAAACCCCAAAAAGAAAAACAAAAAAATAATTTGGCCTCGTAATAAAGGTACATACATTAAATCAATTCACGGGAAAATTGGAAGCAATGCGTAAAATCATCACGCCACAAGGCTGGTTCATCATTCTGCTTATGTTGCTATGCTCATTCGCAGGAGAGGCCCAAACAACACAAAACAAAAACTATTGCTCCGCTGTAAAAGCAGACGGTACACCATGTAAGATGACGGTAAAGATTGCTGGTAGCAAGTGCTATCACCATTCCGATACTACTATTAAATGTGGTGCAAACACCAAATCCAACAAACCTTGCCGCATGTCTGTAAAGAACCCTGGTGAGAAATGTTGGAGACATAAACAATAATCATCACAATTACCGTAGCAGAAGCGAAGAGAAAAGATGATAATTGATTTATCCTGTCCCTTGAGGATATATGTCATTGCGACACAGGATTATACTACATTAGTTTATCTTAGTTTGACTCTGATTTTATAATTATGAGAACAAAACTAAGTAAACAAAAACAAATGAAGGTGAAATAAGTAAACAGAGGTGCATATGACCTTAAAAAGTTACTTATATAAACAATAAGTTGAACATTTCACCTTCAACCTTCGGGTATTAAAGACAGTGGCTAGAAATAGACCATGTAAGCCCTTAAATGGGATAAGTTGAGGTATAAAAATATGGCGCAGCATCTCTTTGAAAAAGATGTATTATTCCGCGTATTTTTAGATATCCTATACTCAACGAAGGCAGCAGGCTTGGATGCCACAGTAGATAAACACTCTAATGTAAAACTGATCTACTAATCAGATAATAATCAAGTGAGTAGATGTTTATCAAACTGTTTAATATGCGTTTTGTATATCTAAAGAACATTTTATAAGCGGATAAAATATGTCATCATAAAAAGCCGTAGATGACCCTTAAAATGTACGATATACAATCCTAATCAATCTTACTGAAGTACAAAGTAAGGTTGGTATTGTGCAGATCTACAGAAATGTAGATAACAAATCAACTTTCTTTTGATTATGAATACTAACAATATTTCCGTGCCTCAAGGAGAATGCTCGCTCAGCATTCTCTTTAACAAGAGAACGGTGAACCTGTTACGCACAGGTGAAAAAGGAGCAGTAGTAAAAGTAAAACGTCCAAATCATGAAGGACAGATGGAAACATCGAACTTTCCTGAATTTGAACGTGGTTGGGTTGCCATCAAACATACCGATGTGCAAATCATCAACCTGAAAGTGGAGGGTGGAAACCCTTCTTTTTCAACCAAAAAAGAACTCAGCATCGATGTCAAAAAAATGACTTTTGAAGAAGCCTGTATCGGTCACGTACATGACCTGGCTTACGAAGTCGCAAGATCTTCAAATTGCCGATTGATTGGTTGGTCTTTGACCAACATTCAAGATGGCAAAACCCTACACTGCCAGGGTGAGTGGCAAGGTGAGACTTTTACTTTTAAAATTTCAAACCAATGACCTTGCAACCCAATCCACAATCCAAACGTACCGAACGACGCAGTCAGCGCAACTTCCAAGGATCGAGGGCGCAACGCAGAAATGCACGCCGCCTTGCCTGGAAAGGAGTCACTTGTAACGCTGCTGGTGGCGGCTTTGAGAATTTGTCCTATGAGGGGCATGAACCCAAGCAACGTCACATGCAGTACAAAGGTGGTGGTAATTCTTACCACGCTTAAGTCACTCCAAAACGGATCTTATCCTGAATTGATCCCATCCCTGTGTCTGTCAGGAGACAACATGCCGACCATTGCCGTCGTATGAAGAAAATATAATTAGCATATTTTCTAATATTACGATGCCAATTGGTTTGACCAAACCAGCCCATTGTGACGAGACACCAGTTTAACTGTTGTTTATGACTCATTATGGATCACTGGTTTGGTCTTTTTTTTTTGTTTTCAAATTATTCATTATGGAAACTACAACACTTGTAGGATACTTCAAACTTCCATTATCTCAAGGTGGTTCAATACACCTGTTTTTTAAGGAAGGTTCAAAGTTTAACTGGGTTTCATGTTACTCTTACATGGAATCCTTAGAAAATTTAAGATTCTCACCTGGAGTAAAAATATTTGGACAAGAACCAGAATTTGAATTGTACCAAGCAAAAACTTGGGAAGATGCTAAAAAATGGTTTTAAAAATTTCAAATAATTTTTTCAAACTTCATATGAAACATTTAATTTTATTTGCATCGTTCTTGTTTTTCATGCTGCCACCTGTATTTTCACAAAACCAAACTTATAACTTCAATAATGAGGGTCCTTATACCCTCAATGAAGAATGGGTTGTGGTTGAGAAAGACACAGTATCTGGCGGTTGGATCAAAGACACATTTTTCAGTGACGACAATATTCACAGTTACGTTTTCCGTGACAGTGGTATTGAAACACGCTGGAACGTGTGTGAACCACCTACTGATGTGGTATTTAAAACCCAATTGGGTATTCCGTATCAAGCAGAGTATTGGTCTTTTCGTAAAAATACCAAGGGGATTTATCTTCTTGGTTATGCAGACATTAATACTCCACCTTTTATTTCCATTTTGTTAACCAATGTTCGCTACAATCCAACAACAGGAAGAATAGTAGGATATCAAAATGGAATAAAAACAATTGTACGGAATCCAATTGACAGGACTGCTTTTGAGTAGTTTTGTCAGCAGAAACCCCATAAGTTTAATGGATTAGATGTAAAAAACTAATCCATTTATAGGGATGTAGCGCAGTCCGGTAGCGCACTTGCTTTGGGAGCATGTGGTCGCAGGTTCGAATCCTGTCATCCCTACTATGAAAAAATCATGTTTAAAATTAATTGCCCTAATTATCGGGTTATATATTATATATGTAATACTTTCAGTATTAAAACTATATATATACGATGGTGGTTGGGAGCAATTGACACGATAAAATTCGGCCCCGTAGCTCAACGGATAGAGCAACAGATTTCTAATCTGTAGGCTACAGGTTCGAGCCCTGTCGGGGTCACATTTTCTAATTAAAATCACAAAACATGTTAGAGATTTTAAATTTTTTTATTAAACACCCATTACTTTTATTGTTGGCCTGTGGTGTTCTTTACAGGTTTGTATGGGGAAAATACAACACAAAAACAGGAGAATCAAACGGAGAAGGTGAAACTTATCTTTCTCCGGATGAACAAATTGAAAGAGCCATTGCTATTGCTGAAAAAAAAGGGAAAAAGAAAATTCATCCCATTGAAAAAAAAGATGGGTTTGACATTTATTATGAAGAACCTGATGATTCTCAAACCAGTATATCAATAAGAAAAAAGAAAAATGAAAGAAATAAGTAATTATAAATTTAAAAATCACAATGTTCAAATTCTTGTGTCAGAACATGGTAAATTTTATGCCAGAGTTCCGACACTAGAAATTTCGTCACATAATACAAATGACAATAATGGTGGATTTAGTACAATTGAAGAAGTAAAGAACAATATTGAACAAAAAATCAATTATTTTCTCGAAACTAAAATCGATACATATGAAAAACTGGCAAAAGAAATAACAAATAAATTAACCTGGACAGGTTATGAAGATTGTTATCTTGATTCGACGGTTTTAAAAAGCATAATGCAGCAAATAATGTTCCCCTTAAAATAATTCCTGTTATTTCCCCCAACAGGAAGCAATCTACCCTAATATGTCTAAGGTAGTTTGGGAAAGGCGTGTTTATCACACAACTGTTCGCCTTTAAAAACCCAATGTGTGATTGACAATTTTAATACTTTATAATACTATAACAATGAGGAAAGTAAAAGAACTTCCCGTGGTAACAAAACACATGATTCGTATGTTACCATCATTTACAACCAGTAATCCAATTACGTTAACTGATTTTTTAAGAATTCCGTTAAATAACGGAAAATATATTAGAGATTATTTAAAAGAAATAATTTTTAATATTGAACAAACAAAGAAAAAATCAACAGTATTGGCAAATGAACTTTCTGAACAATTAGAAATTCAATTGCTAATTATAACTCACGGATACAAAGGAATAAAATGAACAGAGCGTTTCTAACAGACAACGGAGAATATTACGCAGCATTTAAAAGTAACGTTTTAAATGGTGCAATAAAAGAGGTTTTAGTAATAAATCCTCTTTCAGAAATTAAAGAACACAATTTTCAAATGAAATTGCAATCGGCAATTTCAAACAGAAAAGTTGCCTCCCAAAAAATAAATGAAACAGACGGAGAAGAGAGAGAAAGTTATGAAAATTTGTTAGAAGAATCTAACAAAATCATAAAAGAAATTTCTGGAAAGAAATTTCATAAAAAAGTAAAAAAATTAAGATGTCGAATAATCGCTAATGTTATTGGCGATTATTACAAAATAAACGTTATGTTGCCAAAATCGTGGCAAGATGATTATAAGTACGTCTTCGAAGCCTTAGACGAAAAAGAAAGGCAATCAATCTAACAGTTAAAAAATCACACAAAAAAATGAGCACGATCAAAAAAGAGTACTCAACAATCACAGTTGACAGTGTAGTACCTCACACTGTAAACGACAAAAAAATGAACGCGGGCATTTTGAATGCCCAACTCCGACAAACCGTAACAACAACTTATCCGTCAATGAACATCAAAGACGGTGGTCTGTTTGACATGGCTGACTTCGGTGGTGCTGTTGATGGTCAGAAATACACGTCAACACGCGTTACATGGATTGACACGCCACCCAACGAAACGGTTGAATCACTGCAAGCAAAAATTGCAAATCATCCGAACGCCCGCATTCAAGCAGTTCTTTCAAACAAAATCGAAGATGTTTTGTTTGAAAACGAAAAAGCCGCCATTGAAGCAGGATTGCAAACCCTGGAATACTTTGCTGACAAAAAACGTGTCAAAGCGAAAGACGGATCGGAACTTCCCGGTGTCGCTCAATATTCTAATTTCCGGTTTTCAGTAACCGGCGAAGCGGATATTGATCTGCGAACAGTAAAAAGCAATACGAACAGTGCAACAAACGCACAAGCAGAGGCTGTTGCAGCCGATGCTATGAATGCACTGTAAAAATAAGGATGAAAATCCTTGATACTAAAATATGATATAATTTCCCTTCGTCCTTATGTGACCATGCGTGGAAATTTATCGCTAATGTTTTAGTATCTAAAAGAAGGGTGGCAGAGTGGCTTATTGCACCGGTCTTGAAAACCGGAGGACTGTTACAGGTTCCGGGGGTTCGAATCCCTCCCCTTCTGCATTTTTTCACAATCTAAATTTGCAACGGATATGCAATTTGAAATAGGATACAGTATCAAACAAACAACGTTTAAAGTTATTTCAAGTAATTTTAAACACAATGTTGTTAATTCTCTCGGTTTGTCTTATGAAAGAATTGGTGGAAAATTTGATTTTAATACAAACACATGGATATTTCCACCATTTATTAATCTTCAAATTATTGAAGAAGTAATCAATAATACGTGTTTTGTGTGTGGAGGACTGATGAAAAATGGGCAAGCTATTCAAGAAGGTAAGATGCACGTTTCTTCTTATGATACTGTAGCAGATACTTATCAAGGAGAAATTGAATATCCAAATCCAAACCAATCAAAAGTAATCAAAGTAAGAAAATGCTCATCTTGTGGGCATTCTCATACGTAATAAAATTTAGGGCTTGTAGCTCAGATGGTTAGAGCAACTGACTCATAATCAGAAGGTCGTGGGTTCAATCCCTACCAGGCCCACATACAAAAGCAATAAGATATACCTGTTATACTAGTTCATACAGGAGAATGGTGGTAACTTCCTTAAAGTTGCTGATCCTATAATTAGGTGGAAAATTGTGTCGTGGCGACTTAATAACCCCGCAAGGTTATTAATATGGTTCGAGACCATACCAATTTCTATTAAAAGGCTAAACATTGATCCTTGTGAATTATTAGAAATAATAGCATAAAATGACTGCTATGAAAAATTAGCTGGCCATATTCACAAAAGATACTGTCAGTAATGACAGATGTGTTGTTCCCTTGAGAAAGGAATTGCGAAACACTATAGCATGAAATACTGATAACGTATGCTACAACACAAATGAGTTCTCGGCTTGACCCTACTCTTATAAGATAAGCCCTAAGCATTACGTCTTAGGTACAGAGAGGGTGCTAAATACATAGACAAATAAGTATGCCCTGGTGGTGAAATGGTAGACACGCGGGACTTAAGCTCCCGTGACCAGTGATGGTCGTGTCGGTTCGAGTCCGACCTGGGGTACAAATTTTAAACAAAAACAAAAAAATATGAATAACATACTGACTGTATGTGGTTGTGATGAAAAAAAGGTAATTTGCGATTGCAAAATTCCACCTCCAGTTACAATCACTCTAGATTTAAATGCAGAAACTCATAACAACACAGGACAATGTAGTTGTTATAATTGTAATCGTTTAGAAACTAAACTTTTTCTTAATAATGTTCGTTCAAAAAAAAGTAACAATTAAACTTGAAGGTTGTTTAGAAGAAAAAACGACTTCAAAAATTTGTGATCATGGGAATCATGAAGATTCTTGTCTTTTGTGTGAAAAAGAACAAAAGGAAAAAGCAAAAGATAATAGACAAGAATTTTTTTCTAGTTTTAACAATACTATTGATTTAGAAAATCAATAATTTTACCGCGGGATAACGCAGTGGTTAGCGTGGGAGTCTCATAATCTCCAAGTCATAGGTTCGAATCCTATTCCCGCAACATTTTTTAACAAATTATTAACAACAATTAAAATCATGGCAAAGAAAAATTCAGCCGCAGCAACAAACACAACCAAAGTTGTAGAAACAAACACAACCAATCCACCTTTTCAACTGTCAGCAATGCAACTTGCTGCACTGGCGTTTGTAGTCAGTGCACAATATGAAAAAGCGACTGAAGAAGAAAAGGCTTGCAATGCAACGTTCCATGAGGATATTTTGCAACCGCTTTTTGAAAACAAACTTATTGAAAAAAACGAAGAAACCGGCGACCTGATCGCAACACCGTTTGGTGTAAAATGGGTACTCAAAAGTACCACATTTGGCATCAACTTCAGAAAACTGTTCTCAAGTCAGGTAACTGAAAACACGTCAACACTTCATGCTGCTTTGTTTGCACTGGCAGACGAACTGTATGAACGGCATGAAAAATCGCCAATTTATTACTTTGAAAAAGACGGCGTTACGCCGGCCAAGTTTTATGAACGCTTCTATGGGGCGGTCTCAAAACTTGATGAGTGTTTGGAAGCAAGACCAAACTAAAAATACAAGAGGTGGAAAAGAGAATTTTCTCTTTTCTGCCTCTATTTTTTTTAGACCTTTTAAAATTTAATACATGATACAACCAGTTACAAAACCGTTAAAAGAAACAGTTGCGTACAAACAATGGTTATCTGAAAAAAAAGAATTGGGGAAAGTTACCCCAATTGAATTTGTGGGATTTAAATATAAACATTACCGTACTGGTAAACCATATCCATTTAATATTAATGGTATGAATTTTGTTGGAGAAATTTGGAAATGTTATGACAAGAATGGGAATTGGATAGAATGTACATTTAAACATTACATTGATAATTCTTTGAAAACAAATAGTTCTTTATTACCAAACAAAAATCCAATCCAAGATGGATTTCAACCAAATTTATTAACCGATAGTTATCAAGAATATTTAGATAATATGGTTAATAAAACAAAAAATCCTAATAAACATTTGTTATTAATAAATAAAAAACACAAGCAAAAAATATCTAATCTAAAAACATTATTAAATGATAATAATGTTAGCAAAGAAGAAAAGGAAATTGCTTTTTATTTATTAAGACACAAAGAATCTCCAACGTTATCTACCTTAAGATCCGTTCAAAAAATTAGAACAGAAAAAAATGATTTATATAACCATATAATACAAAAAATAACATGACAGGTCAACAACATATTGGAGTTTTGTTTAGTTTAATTTTATTTTTTCCTACAATTGCGCTTATTATTGGAGTATTTATACAATATTATAATCAAGCAGAAAAAGGCATAAGCGAAGAAGAAAAAGTAATATTTATCTGCTTTAAAATACCAGCATTACTATTTTTAGTTTTTGAAGTTTGGTATTGGTTTATTACTTTTTTCTTTTTTACAAAATTTTAAAATGGAAAAATTTTTTGATAGTAAAGGTACGGAAATTAAAGACAATGATATTTTATTGAGTAGCAGAAATCCTTATTCTCCTGTAGAATATAGATTTCATTGCCCTCCGGGGAATATTCCCCAAGTCCAATTACTTTGGGATTATTCTGCAATATTTACATTTGAATATTTTAAAAAAATGAGACCAAGGTTTATTAAAAAACCAACATGAAAACAAAAAGTAGATTGCTTTTATTTTTATTAATGGTAGTAACAGTAATGTTATCTCCTGAAAAAATTTCTAATATTATATTGCCAGAAATAGAAATAAAAGCGAAATCAGAAATTCGTTTTAATCAGTTTAATCTTGGTGAAGAACTACCAGAGTATGTTTTGGTAGCAATAACCAATCATGAATGCTATACTGATGCACAAATTACAGAAAGGATATTTATGATGGAAGCAGTTTGGAATAGAGTACAAGATAACTATGGTAATCATGGTTTAACTCTTTCTGATCAACTTTTGTCAAAAAATCAATTTACTGGACTTTTTATATATAGACCAGAACAATTTAATATTGATTTTAAAAACGAAAAAACTAAATATTTATTAAAATTAGCAAGAAATATTATTTACGAGCATAGAAGAATATACCCCGAATATAGAATATATTATTGGGCGGGTATTTGTGATCACGATGGAACCCATGGTAAATGGGTTAAAAAAAGAATGTTAAAAACAATAATAAAAACAAAAAATATATTTGCATAAATAGATGAGTAAAGTACATGTATATACTATAGCATACAATGAGGAAGTAATGCTTCCTCAATTTATTAAATACTATCGGGAAAGATTTCCCAACTGTAAAATTACTGTTTTTGATAATGAATCAACAGATAAAACATTTGATATTGCTAAAGAAAATAATTGTCAAATTATAGTTTGGCCTTCAAATAATACAATTAGAGATGATATGTATCTACATATCAAAAATAATTGTTGGAGAAATTCAGAAGCAGAATGGGTTATTGTAGTAGATTGTGATGAATTTGTTGATATTTCTGAAGAATCTTTAAAAAACCCTGATTTTAATATAATTAAAGCGGAAGGTTTTGACATGATGGGGAATAGTTTAGATATCGAACAAATTGATTCTGGTGTTAGAAGTCCAGGTTATGATAAAATATGTGTTTTTAAAAAAGATACAATAGAAGAAATAAATTATTTTCCTGGTGCCCATAACGCAGATATTGTCGCAAAAGAAGAACTTGTTTTTAATGAAGAACCAATTAAACTATTTCACTTTAAGTGGTTAACCTACGATTATGTAATAGAACGATATAAGTTATTTGCAAATAGGTTAAGTGATATTAATAAGAAAAATGGTTGGGGTATTCATTACACATTTGATGAAAATGTACAAAAAGAATATTATCAAAATGGTTTACAAAATAAAATAAAAGTGAGATGAATATAATTGAATTTTTAAAAAATAAAAATATTGAAGTAGATTTATCCACAGGAAAAGTAGATCTTATTGATGTTGAACCGTTTATTAAAAATGATATGGTTGCAAAAGAAAGAACAGCAAAAATGAGTGAAACTTTGTCTTTAATACTTGCTCAAGTTAACCCAAATCCTTTAATCGGAAATGAATTAAACAATTCAAGTTTTGATTCAGTTTCCATAAATTTAGACGAAGATGAGTAAATGTACAGATTGTAACGGAAAAGGATACATCCGTAAAAAAGATCCTGATACAGGAAAAACAGAACGTTTTCATTGCTATACTTGTAATGGAACAGGTAAACAAGATATTTATGATGGTTACGAACCTGTAAACAACTATGAAGAAAAACCTGATAATTCTTTTCTTGAAAATAGAGGAGAAGAAAATACTTTTATTTCTGACGCTTTGTTGGTAGGTATTATTGTTGTAGGAATTCTTTTTTTATTTTGGTTATTTAAATATGTTTGGGTATGAACCATCAAACTTTTATTGTAGACCTTACTAACGGAATTTATCGTTGTAGCATGTGTTTTAAAACAGGAAAGTTAGAAGACTTTGATGACGAATGTAGTCAAGGAGATCCTATAACTGAAAATTTTGAAACTGATTCAACTACAAAACCTAGTCCTTTTGGAATACTTGGTATTGACCTTAGTGAAGATATTATAGGTTATGGGGATTTGGGTTAACTTTGTACTACC